TTGAAAGCATTCCAGAATTCGACACGCTCTTTGAGCGTAAGACACCAGCAGAAGTTGGAGCTATGTTAGATGCTTACCTGCTTGGTGAAGAAGGCACCAACGAGGAGACTGGTTCAACCACAACCCCTCCTCCCTCCACTGACACAGTATCCTCTGTTGATGCTGCCTTCAACGAACTCATGGGAGCGTAATCCCCGCGCCCACAGGGAGGCACAGGGTTATCAGGTGCCTCACACTTTTTTATTTGGAGATTAAATGAGAATGGCGAAAGCTAAAAATACAAAAGCTGGTAAGTTAAACTTATCTGATATGCGTGCTCTTATTAACAAGAGGGCTGGTCTTAATGTCGCACATGACTTGACCGAACAAAACCCTACTGAGGTCAAAGAGTGGATTCCGACTGGCTCTCGCTGGTTGGACTCTATTATTTGTCGTGGACAACTTTCCGGCATCCCTGTTGGTAAAGTGGTTGAGATTGCAGGTCTTGAAGCAACAGGAAAGTCTTATATGGCAGCGCAGGTAGCCGCGAATGCACAAAAGATGGGAATGGATGTTATTTATTTTGACTCTGAGTCTGCGATTGACCCTGCCTTTCTTGAGAAAGCGGGCTGCGATTTGAGCAGCCTTCTTTATGTTCAAGCAGCTTCTGTTGAATTTGTTTTAGAAACTATTGAGGATTTGCTTGCTAATAACGACAATCGCATGTTATTTATCTGGGACTCGCTTGCGCTCACGCCTGCTATTTCTGATATTGAAGGCGATTTCAACCCCCAGTCTTCTATGGCTGTAAAGGCTCGTATTCTTGCCAAGGGTATGTCCAAGTTGACAGTTCCAATTGCGAACTCGCAGTCCACCTTCTTGGTATTGAACCAGTTAAAATCAAACATCACTCGTTCACCCTCTGAGGCTATGACCACTCCGTATGTCACCCCAGGCGGAAAGGCTATGATTTATGCCTACTCACTCCGTATCTGGCTGACTGGACGAAAAGCCAAGGCATCTTTTGTTACTGATGATAAGGGCTTCCGTATTGGCTCAGAGGTTAAGGTTAAGCTTGAGAAGTCTCGCTTTGGTACTCAGGGTCGGCAGTGTAACTTCCGCATTCTTTGGGGCGATGAGATTGGCATCCAAGATGACGAGAGCCTGTTCGATGCGATTGCGGGTTCTTCCAGCTTGGTCCGCACAGGTGCTTGGTATACTCTGTTGGATTCCAGCGGAAATGCTCTTGGTCCAAAGTTCCAAGCTACCAAGTGGACTGAACGCATGACTGATGAAGACTTCCGCACGAGAGTCTATGAGATTATGGATGAGGAAGTTATTTATAAGTTTGATAAGCGTGAAGGAAGCGCAGCAGATTTTTATGAAGAAGGTGATGAATAATAAAGATAGTTATTCGTCTATAATATAGGAGTTAAAATGAAATCACTTATTACCGCTGCTCTGTTTGGAGCTTTTCTTTCTGGGTGTGTTGCACACGCTCACCCACCACAATCACATGTTCAGGTGCCACATCACCAAGTCAAGGCTTGGGTCTGGATGCCAGGATATTACCGAGCCAATGGTGTTTGGGTTCGTGGAACTTGGACTGTTCAATATGTGGATCGCTACATGTTGAATCGTCATCCTCGCACACATGTTCGTTGGGTCCAGGGTCGCAAACGACCAGCGCCCCCTCCACGCCATGTGAGGCATCGTCGCCATCAACATCGACGATAAACAAACCGCCCCCTTCTGGGGGCATTTTTTTTAATAAAATCCTTGACAATGTTCTGGGTTAGTGATATATTATTATCATGCTTGAGTGGTGGAATAGGTAGACACAAGGGACTTAAAATCCCTCGCTCATCTGAGCATGCGGGTTCGATTCCCGCCTCAAGCACCATTTATATTATGAAACGACTACTTGTAATTGATGCCCTCAACTTGATGTTCCGAAACTATATCGTGAATCCAAGTTTATCTACAAACGGACAACCCATCGGAGGATTGAAAGGTTTTCTACAATCCCTCCAGAAACTTATCAGGGAAACGAAGCCCGACCAAGTTGTTATCTGCTGGGATGGCGAAGGCGGTAGCCAAAGGCGCAAGTCTAAAAACAAGGGCTACAAAGAAGGGCGTAAACCCATTCGCCTTAATCGAGACATTCGCAACCTCACCGAGAATGAGGAGGTATCAAACAAGATCTGGCAGCAGACAAGACTTGTAGAGTATCTTAATGAACTTCCGATTGTCCAACTTATGCTACCAGCCGTGGAAGCAGACGACATTATTAGTGTGGTTGTTCAGCATCCAAGCTTTGCTGGATGGCAAAAAGTTATTGTGTCCTCTGACAAAGACTTCTTCCAGTTGTGTGACGGAGAGACTATTGTCTTTCGCCCCATTCAAAAACAGATTATTAATCAGAAGAACCTTGTTGAAGAGCATGGCATTCATCCAAAGAACTTTGCTCTTGCCCGTGCAATTGCTGGCGACAAGTCCGATAACCTTCCAGGCGTTGGCGGGGTTGGGCTTCCAACCATCTCCAAGCGCTTCCCTTTCTTGTCGGAAGATGTGTCTTATGATATCGACACGTTGATGGAATACTCGCAACAGCACGCGGGCAAAGTAAAAGCATATACAAATGTGCTCGAAAATCGAGAGAGAGTAGAAGAAAACTACCGCCTCATGCAACTTTATACTCCAAGCGTGAGTGTTCAGGGTAGAAACAAGATTAATTACGCTCTCGACAACTTTAAACCAGAGTTCGCAAAAACAACCGTCAAGGCAATGATGATTGAGGACGGCTTTGGCGTTGTTAATTTTGTTGATATGTATGCTTGGATGAATAAGATTGTAGCAGATTCGCGAACATAAAACTATTTATTAGCATGAAACTTTATAATAAATGGAGACAAACATTCGGAGACTCAATCGACGTACAACCGACCTCTGAACTTTTAGTCAAGAGCTTTAAGAAATTCATTACAGAGCAGAACAACCCAGAGGACGTAGATCTATCAAGTTTTGAGTTCCACGACGAACTTAACAAAGATTTTTGGAATCAAGAGGGTGAAAGATTAGACCCGGAAATTAGACAAAAACTTCTTGCTATTGCCAACGATTTTTGGGATTCACTCGAAGTTGGCGATACTGAATATGACGATATTACTTTCACTGGATCTCTTGCCGCCCATAACTATTCTAAGTTCTCTGATGTTGATCTTCACTTTCTTGTTGATTTCTCACAGGTAGATGACAAGGTTGACTTGGTACGAGAATATTTCAATGCTATGAAATCTATCTGGAATCGTCTTCATGATATTCTTATCAAAGGATATGAAGTTGAAATTTATGTTCAAGATATTAATGATCCGCATGAGGCACAAGGACTTTATTCAGTCCTTAATGACGAATGGATTAAAAAACCTATCCTCGATAAACAAGATTTTGATAAGGACAATGTGAAGAAAAAAGCCACAAGTCTTATGGATCAGATTGATCGTCTTCAACCCCTTATTGATGACGGCAAATACGAAGAAGCTGAAAAATACGCAGATAAATTAAAAGCCAAAATTCGCAAAATGAGAAAGACAGGATTAGAAACAATTGGTGCCTACTCTGTTGAGAATCTTGCGTTTAAAGTTTTAAGAAGAAACGATTACCTCGGCAAACTCTCCGACGCAAAACGAGAGGCTTACGATAAAATGTTATCGGTAAAAGAGCACCGACTTAAATAAATATATTTTACACTCAGCGTAGCTGTGTTATAATACCTATGTAGATTATAAATTAGGTGCATATTTGACTGCTCAAGATAAAGTTAATTTTAGTAAATATGGCAAGTCTTTCCAAGAGGGACTTGCCGCACTTATCTTACAAGACCGTGCGTTTTCAGACCAGATACAAGAAGTTTTAGAAACACAGTATTTTGAACTGAAATATTTGCAGGTTTTTGTAGATAGGGTTTTCTCATACAAACAAAAATACAACGTTCATCCAACATCTAAAATTCTGATGACGATTCTTCGCACTGAATTAGACGATGAGACTGATGCTGTAAAAAAACAGACACGAGATTATTTTTCAAGAATTTATAATACCGACGTAAGAGATGAGGAATTCATAAAGAATACATCTCTTGATTTCTGTCGAAAACAGGTCTTAAAATCAGCAATGATTCAGTCTGTTGGATTATTAAAAAACTCATCATATGATGAGATTGCAAAAGTTATCAATGAAGCTCTAAAACTTGGCAGTAACTCAGATTTTGGCTATGATTATATTGCAGACTTTGAAAAACGTTTTGAGATAAAAGCTCGTGACCCTATCACGACAGGTTGGGATGAGATTGATAAGCTTTGTAGAGGCGGGATTGGAAATGGAGAGCTTGGTGTGGTGATTGCGCCGACTGGCGCTGGAAAATCTATGGTGCTTGTACATCTTGGCGCACAGGCTTTAATGCAGGGCAAGACAGTTGTTCACTATACTCTTGAACTTGCTGACACCAGTATTGGCATTCGTTATGATAGCTGCATTACAAATGTTTCCCTATCCGAGACACACTCTTTTAAAGAAATGATTTATGAAAAGGTGCAGGAAGTGCCTGGGCGTCTAATTATTAAAGAGTATCCAACTAAGTCTGCGAGCACTCAGACGCTCAAAAATCATATTGAAAAACTTAAACAAAGAGATATAAAAGTTGATATGATTCTGGTAGACTATGGAGACTTATTAAAACCTGTTACTGTTACGAGAGAGAAGAGGCACGACTTGGAATCAATCTATGAAGAACTACGAGCCATTGCACAAGAAAATAAATGTCCAGTCTGGACCGCTTCTCAGACTAATCGTTCAGGTCTAAATGCCGAGGTTGTAACCTTGGAAGCAATCTCCGAGGCATACAGCAAATGTTTTGTTGCTGACTTTATTTGCTCAGTGTCCAGAACGATCGACGATAAAAATAATAATACAGGGCGATTGTTTGTAGCCAAGAATCGTTTCGGTCCAGATGGGCTTGTTTATCCAGCCAAAATGGATTTAAGCAGGGTTAAAATTGACATTTTACCCTCAACGGGTGAAACGATTGGCGAAATTCAAGTTAATGCTGCAAAACAACAGTCGGAAAAATTAAAAGAAAAATATAAAAGATTTAAGGATGGAAAATAAATTGGGAAAACTTAAAAACTACTTCAATGACGATGAATTAGCCTCAAATGTATGGTTAACAAAATACGCTCTTAAAGACAAGAGTGGCAAAGTTTTAGAGGAAACACCGGATGATATGCACAATCGCATCGCGTCTGAGTTTGCTCGTATTGAAGAAAAGTTTGGAGGCGAAAATGCCCTATCGAAAGAGGAAATCTTTGATTTAATTAAGAATTTTAATTATATTGTGCCCCAAGGTTCTCCAATGATGGGGATCGGAAATAACCATGTTAACGTATCTCTGTCTAATTGTGTCGTCGTTGCCTCGCCAG